GATGGTACAAGGGGTCCGAGTATAAGCGGAATATGTACCCCCAACTGCTGCATGTCCCTTTGGTGGTTTCAGACATGGAGGCGATAGGAAACCACCATAATATTTGATTTGTTTGGGAAGTCATTAATGAATTTAGATTATAAAACAATTCTTATATTTCCTGTTCCAATACATCAAATTGATGTAAATGGATTTGAAGAAATTGAGAATGAATTTATTGACTATTGTTATGATATGCAGAAGTTGTATCCTATCGGTGAATCTTTTTCAAATAAAGGTGGATCATGGCAATCACCACCTTTAAATGTAACCAATAAAGATGATGTGATACAAAATTTATTAATAAATTGTTTATCTGAATTCACCGTTCTTAAAAAATCAACTAAGTTGTATATTAGTGCTTGGATTGGTATTAATAAACCAGGTTCTTATAATAGTAAGCATGTTCATCCTAGATCTGATTTATCTGGAGTTTTGTGGATAAAGACACCTGAAAATTGTGGTAATATTGTTTTTGATTCTCCTGTAGCATTTCAAACTCATCAAGAAACAGAATCATATACTGATGAGTTTTTATCTAAAACTAATTATAATCACAATTATTATTTTAATCCCATTAAAGGAAGAATGTTAATTTTTCCTTCACATCTACAGCATTTTGTAGAACCAAATGAATCAGATGAAGATCGCATTTCAGTTTCATTTAACATTAGAATAGAAGAATGAAAAAGGAAATCACCACATCAATTGTTAAATTTTGGTTAAACTACCATATATAAATTGCCCTAAGCGGATCCTAATGAAAAGGCTTATCGGATTAAATGTAGCAGTAGCACTCGCTGCTGCTTTTGCAGTACTTGGTGCTGCTGAAAAAACAGAAGCACGAACAAGACTCTCTGGAGCAGGTGCATCATTCCCATCTAAAATCTACCAAAGATGGTTTGCCGACTTCGCAAAAGAAGGAGGACACAGAGTAAACTACCAAGCAGTTGGTAGTGGTTCAGGTAGAAAAGCATTCCTTGATGAGACAGTGGACTTCGGAGCATCCGATGATCCTATGAAGCAAGGTGATATAGCAAAAGCAAAAAGAGGTATGGTTCAGATACCTATGACAGGAGGCACGATTGCTTTCGGTTATAATATGCCTAGTTGTGATTTAAAACTTACACAAGAGCAAGCAGTTCAAGTTGCTATTGGTGAGATAAACAATTGGAATCAAGTAGGATGTGATGAGCAACCTATGACTTGGGTGTATCGTTCTGATGGTTCAGGAACTACTGCTGCCTTCACAAACTCTATGAAAGCATTCAGTAAGAAGTGGAAACTAGGAACAGGTAAGTCAGTTGCTTGGCCTGTGGGTATAGGTAATAAAGGTAATGCTGGTGTTGCTGGTAATATCAGAACTACACCAGGTTCTATTGGATATGTAAATCAATCTTATGTTAAAGGTGAAATTAGAGCTGCTGAATTGCAGAATAAGAATGGTGACTTTGTTGCACCAACAGTTGAGTCGGGTGCTTTGGCACTCAATGGTATTACACTCGATGAGAACCTCGCAGGGACAGACCCTAACCCTGCAGCAGAAGGTGCTTATCCCATTGCTACGCTTACATGGGTACTTGCTTATGAAACTGGTAATGGTAACAAGACTGAAGCCATAAAGACAACTCTATCTACATTACTCTCTGATAATTATCAAGAGAAGGCATCTGTATTAGGGTATGTTCCTTTAAGAGGTGACATTCTTGAGAAGTCTCGTGCTGCTGTTGAACGTATAGGTAATTAATCTGCTATATACATATACAACACTCGTTATGTCTGCAAATGGAAATTAAAGATATAAAATGGACTAAGTGGATCGCCATAGGAGTTGGTGGTCTACTTGGTCTTTCTCATTTAAGTATGATTGGTATTATTGCCAACAGAAAATCAGAGAGCAAGTTCCCTCAACTCAACATCCCTGTGAGTGAGTATAGTTCTTATAGTCTTCAGGCAAATGAAGAAGGGTATGCTATTAACTATCGGGCAAATGATCCTTTAGTGATGCAAACTACTAAGACTATACCTGGCAAAGGTGGATTGTTTAGTAAAGGTCAACCTACTGAGATTGTAAAACAGTATACTATGGATGGTGCAGAGCATCATGATGGTCCTGTTTCTACTAGGTCTGCATGGATAGATCCATCAGGACTCACAGGTGAAGGCGAAAAGAAGATTAGTGCCAAAACAATTGAGTGCATCAAAGCACGAGGTAGTGGTGAAGGAACAGGAAGAATGGTCGGTGGTAGCGTTGGTGCTTCTGTTGGCTCTGGTCTCTCCTCTATACCTTTTGTTGGTTGGGTTTTGGCAGGTGCTGCTTCGATGATCGGCATGAATGAAGGTGCAGAACTTGGTGGAGATTTAGCAGAGAGTTTCAGTGATGCATGTGTAGAAGACATTGACGAAATATAAGGTCAACTGTATAATAAATACCATATAATAGTTTCAACTTATTGATGAAGAAAATATTCGTGCCTTTAATGGCAGCAACGATGCTAGTGCCTTCCATGACACTAGCATCTTCTATTAGGCCAGGTTCAAGAGTAACTCATGAGTCACTCAATTCTGGTAGTAGATCTAAAACTTTATGTTTGAATGAGAAAGAAAAGTTTGCAGAGAGATGTGAGGTAACAATAGATGAGACAGGTGTGAAAGGACCAGCAGGACATATAACCAATGTGGTTCAGTGGATTAAGGAAGACAAAGAATTTAGTTATGGTGGTGCAGTTGCTGGTGGTGTTGCTGGTGCTGGTGTAGGTATGGCTGCTGGTCTAGGTAGTTGTATGATTGTAGGACCACTTTGTTTGTTTACTGCACCAGCAATTATGACTAGTGGTGCGACAGGAGGTGCAGGTCTAGGTGGAAAGGGAACTGGAAAGTACTTTACTGTGATTGGTGATGATGCTGAAGGTAATAGATTGATACAAGAGTTTTATGTTACGTCAGGAAAAGCAGTTAGAAAGACATCTAGAGATCTCCTACTAACAACTGAACTTGCTGAAGGAGAAGTGAGATGATTTTAGAAACATTTTTAATTCTTGCAGCATTACCTTTTGTTGCACTAACAATTTTCTTTGGAACTAAGAATGGATATTATGATAGTGATAATTACACTGGTGATGGTTGCGCTCATGATGTAAAGAGATAAAGGGTAGTTATTACTACTGTTTACATAAGTTAATATAAGTTACTATTATGGGGGTCATAAGACCTATTTAATTCTGTTCGGGCATCCGAATGTAAAGTTTCTTTACAAGATTTAATCTTTGCTATATAATTATGTTACGTTTCTTAACACAAAACTAAATGACTTCATCAGTCGCTAAGAAGTATACAACTACTGAGTATGGTAAGCAGAATATGTTTGCTGCTGAACCACCTATGCAGTATGTTGAAAACTATCAAGGGTACTGGAAGAATGCAGAACAACTCAATGGTCGCCTTGCGATGATTGGTTTCTTTGCAGCAGTTCATAACTACATTTTATTCGGTGCAGTTATTCCAGGTATCTTTTGATATTGAAGGTCTCTTTAAGCTCTATCCCTATTACAAATCTAAGAACAATGACACCAGAAGCAGAAAAATTTAACGGTTGGATGGCCATGATTGGTTTCGTCGCAGCACTAGGTGCATATGCAACCACAGGACAAATCATTCCAGGTATCTTCTAATGAAAAACCAAAACATCTTTTTAAGAGCACAAGGACGTGCAGCAATGTTAGGATTCATTCTATTGAGTGCATCTTATCTTGCAAATGGTCAAATCATTCCAGGTATCTACTAATGGCAAATTCTAAGAACAATGAAAAAACTACAGAACAAAACGTTGACTTCTCCATCGCTGAGAAGTGGAATGGTATTGCTGCTATCGTTGGCTGCGTCGCTGCCTTTGCTAGTTACAGCTTCACTGGACAACTTATACCTGGTGTAGTATAATTACCTAGTCCAAAACTTTACATAACTAAATAATTACTCGTAAGTTATCAGCATATCACAACACATGGGTGAACTCCAAGTAGCAGCAGATACATTCCCAATATGGAAAGCAGTCCTATGGATCTTTTATCCTATGGCAGCACTTGTAATGGTTGAACTACTGTTACGTGGATTTGATGACGATGATGATGACGATGGTGGCAAAGGTGTAAGAGTTGCTAGAATGCAACCAGCATATGCACCATCACCGTCATGATAGATTGGTCTCATCATTATTGGAGATTCGCTGAAAAATGGAATGGCCGTTTAGCAATGGTCGGAGTACTTATTTTAACTTTAAAAACATGTATCAAATTATTTTCGTTGCAGCAGTAGCAGTAACTGCATATACAAACGGTTTATCTTTTGTATTTCAATGATACCACTGGCAGTATTACTAACATCTATTCCTCCAGGCTCTAGAGATCTTCTAGAGTTTGGTTTTTTTGTGACTGTAGGAATGACTGCAGGTTCTTTGGGATTGATATGAATCTCTTGCATCATTGCACTCTTGAATTGTTTTTAACTATAGTATTTGGTGGAACCCTGATCATTATAGTGACGGTACTTACTTATGATAAGGGATAGTAATATATAATACGGTTGCATAATTTACATGGCATCGTATACTATCACACTTCAATCACCAGACGGCACAGAAACTACATTTGACTGTGCAGATGATACTTATATCTTAGAAGCAGCAGAAGAAGAAGGTCTAGATTTACCATCATCATGTAGAGCAGGAGCATGTTCAGCGTGTTTGGGTAAAGTGTTAGAGGGAACAGTAAATAATGATGAACAATCTTTCTTAGATGAAGATCAATTAGAAGAGGGATGGTCTCTCCTCTGTGTTGCTACTCCAGAGTCTGATTGCGTAATACTTACGGAGCAAGAAGAAAACTTAGAGTAATTAATGAAGGACAAAAAGGCAGCAAAAAAATTATTAAAACTTGCAAAGAAGCATCCAGACTGGTATACTAAGGAGGATATTCTTTATGCTAAGTCAGTTAAAAGACGTATTAAACAGGAAGAAAAACTCAATGAAGGTTGAAGACAAGTACACTGAAGCACAAATGAAACTTAGACAAGATGTTCTAAGGATTCTTTTTAAGAAATTTGGTAATGGAGATTATTCTAATAGATCCATATACGAATGTGCTGATGAGTGGGTGGAGAAATATTCTGTAAGTTTTGGTGTTGTTGATTATTACAATGCTTACAAGCAGTCTTTTATAAATAAATCACTCGAATAATTATCATGCAAAAAATAATTAATGTACTTGCTCTTGCGTCTACTGCTGTATCTGTTGCCGTTGTTGGTAGTGGGTTATACGTATACATCAATCGTGCATCCATCATTGATGGAGTTAAATCTCAAGTTATGGAAGCAGTTACTGGATCTCTTGGAGGTCTTGGAGGAGTGGGTGAAGGTTCACTTCCTTTAGGATCTAATGATCTTGCTTCACCAACACCACAAGCTGCTGCTCCTGCTGTACCTTCTGGTGGTTTAGGAGTTTCTCAATTCTAAATAGGGTAGTTGCTTTATTAGAATGGCAGAAGAAGTAAAAGAAGAAGTAGTAGAAGAAGAACATCATGAAGAACCAAAGAAGAAAGGTCTCTTCGGTAAAGTAAAATCTGCTATACTACCAGATGCTGAAGAACAAGCAGCAATCATTAGTACATTTGTTCGCATCACCGTTCTTGCCTGGTCGGGTGGAATATTGACATTAAATTATGTTGCTATTCCAGGTGTACCACAACAGAAAATAGATCCAACATTTATCGCTTCGGTTTTTACAGGAGTTTTAGCTAGCTTCGGAATTCAGACTGCTAGTAAGAAGGGTGATGGCACTATGAAGATGGATAAGAATGGTAATGCCATTAATGGTAATGGTGGTGGAGGCATCAGTAAGAAAGATCTTGAGTTGCTAATTGAAAAAGCATCACAGACTGGTCCTACTCAAACAATTAGAATTGAGCAAGCACCTATCAAGATTAGCACTGACGACAAACCTTATACATTATAAACATGGAAACAATTATTAAAGATCTTCCTTTACCTAAAGAAGTAATGGAAGTCCAAGAAGCATTACCACTTCCAGAACCAGAACCAGAAGGCATTGGTGTTGGAACAGGGATTGGTATAGCAGCACTTGTATTAATATTGGTAGCTGCTTTTGCTAAGTACAAATGTAAGTGTAAAAAGTAATGGCATCTGATAATTCTACATTTTTATTTGATAAAATAAAAAGCACTGCTCATAGTATCAAAGAGTGGGATAAGAACCTTGCATATAAATTTCAAGGTAAGTTTAAATTATCCAACTATCAAATGCTTTGCCTTTCCTTTGCTAAGGGATTTATTCTGGGTGCGTTGATACTCTAACAGAGTGTTGAAGTCCACACTGAACTAGGCAAAAATTACTAGTCCGTGCTATAAATATGTGTAGTACGGGATTGAAAGATCATGCCCCTGACTCAACAGAGACATTACACAGTCGGTTATCACGACACAGAACATAAGCATTATGAAATCTGCGAGTACGCTGTAGATTCATATAACGCAATACAGAATTCTAAAGAGGATGTCCCCTATCTCAGGGAGCATCCTCATTTTATTGATTATTGCACAAATGAATCTGCATTGGATAATATCTATAATGCTATGGCTGCAGGTATCCCTATGGGACATTAATGATGGCAAAACATAAGCACGAAATTATGTGGTGGATGAGTAGACTAACTATAATGGGTACGTCTTTAGGACTATCCACTTGGTTAGCCGCACAAGCATATGCATAGTTATAAGAACCCTTCTAAGGCACAAGACTTATCACACCTAGAAGCACAAGTCACTAAAGGTAAGAAGTATTATGATGATCAGGGATGGGAGATCTCTGCACCCATTTCTGATAGAGAATGTATCTATAAGTGTCTAGAAAATTGTGAGCAACTTGCTGGACTTGATAGGAAGCAAGTTAAAAGGTTGATGGAAGAGTTTGAGAGTGGACAAAAGGGTGAAGATGTTGTAGACTTAGTATCAGAGTATCCTCCTTTATAACTATGGCATGGGATGACCCACTTGATTTTAA